AAATAACTCGTTATCTTTAACAGGATCATAACCATAACTATTAAGAAGATCATCCAACCTATTAAAAGTTGAATTTAATCCCTCTAAGTATTTGGATATGAGCTCTGTAGATTTTGAGCTAAGTGTTTTTTTCTCAGAGTTCCTTAGAAGAGCAAGATCTTCTATTCTCTCTGTAAATGCTTTAATCTCCTCTAGTGAAGATACAGCATGTTCTCCAAGTCTTTTACCCTGTTGAGAGTTATCACTTGAAACTTTTTTATCTTTTAAGCAGTTGCCATCTTTATCATAAGTGCATTTTTCTTTTCCATAGGCTTTTACTTTTTCATTATTAACATATTCATTGTGAGTTGCACATGGCATATAAATCATAGTGCCATCCTCTTTTTCGTGTGTATGAGTACCCTCACAACCTATCTCTTTTGCTCTTTCTGCGGCCTCTTGTTGTGTTGTGTATTCATCTTGTCCGACCATTTCCTTAACTTCTTCAAATTCCTGATCAACATCATCTATATCCTCTTCTTCTGGATCTTCGTTTATTAATCCAGATTTAAGAGCTTGTACGAAAGAGTTCTGCTGTGCTCCAACAAGAACAGGAGAAACCTCCCATACTTTGACATCTTCTAAGACTCTTACCGGAACTTCTTCTCCTTTTGAGTCAATATGTGTTCCTTTACTTGATTTCATTACTTGAAAACCATAAGAAAATTGTTGCATATCGGACATTGCTTTTACTGTGTTATAAGCCTCTTTACCAGCCTCAGTATCTAAAAAATAACCTTTGAAAACTGCTTTTTGATTATCAGTTTCAATAATTCCTCTACCAATAACCTTAGACCAATCATGATTCCAGACTAGAGGTACTTTGTTACCATTATAACCAGATCGTAACGCTCCCTGTTTTGTAACATCTTGATCAGAATCAATAGTATCAAATAAAGAAAATACAGCCTCTAGGTATCTTCTATCTCCCTCTTCTTTTAACTCAATAGGAGCATTTTTAAATGATAACTCCTCTGGCCTTTTTATTTCACTCATCTATTACCTCAATATAAGCTTCACTACATCTACAGTTTGCAATTAATCCTATCGGTGCGTTAGGATCTCTTGGCCTGTCTAACTTAATTCCATTATACAGATAAAAACTATTCAGAGGAACTCTTTGATTGTCTAACTCAAAATGTGCCTCTCTTACGATTCCATCTCTCCTGCTGATCCACTCTTTTTCTAAATTCTTACCGGTTGATTTAGCTGCTCTCTCTTGACTCCAAGAACTAACCTTACCTACTTCAGTTCTAGCTATATTCTTAGCTCTTCCTAAGTTTTGTCCTCCTAAAACAGTATTAATGCGTTTAGATAATTCATTGAAAAACCTATCTCCCTCTGGAGTATTAGCTATAGGATTAACTATTCCTAGATCCTCAAATTCTTTTATTGTGTTTTCTATTTGTTTAAAAACTCTTCTCTTAGTTGTATTGTTAAGATCGTTCATTACTTTTTTAGCGTTTTCTTGAACAAATCCAGCAGCCTTACCATCTTCAAATAATGATCTAGCTGCAACCGGTATTTCTCTTTGTCCTCTGTAAAAACCATCTTCTACAATCTTTCTAATACTTCTACCCTGTGGAAGAATCCCTGCTACTGTAGTAAATACTGTTCTAATAGATTCTTCTGGATCTATTGTTACATCAAGATCAACAGGATCAGCAGCTTTAAAATTATCATTTGCTGGAAATAAATTATCGTAAGTTCTAACAGTAAAATCATCTCCAATACTGTAAAACAAAGGAAGTAATTCTTTATCAAACTTTGATTCTGATAAAAATATCTCTACGTTAGTTTCTAAAGATCCTAAATCGTTAGATCCTTTTGCAACATTTACTAACCCTCTTTTTTGTCTGTTTAGTTCTTTAGAATATACTCCGGACATATAATCTATCCATACGTTTTCTAGGTTATTTATAGCAGACCATAATTCTTTCTTATCTTGTTCTGACTTATAATGTTTTACTGTAGGTAGTCCAAGATATTTAGTTGTTGGCTCCTCCCATCCAGATAAATTATATTCAAACGTTTTTTCTTCTTTGACTTTTTCTGCTTGTCTGTTTGCCCAATCGTATGCTCTCATCTTGTTAGATTTAGATATATCCCCTCCCCAGAGTAGCCAAGCAACTTGGCCAGCTGTAGGCTCTAAAATTTTTCCAGACAAGTAATCATCAGCAGCATCTGAATCTAAATCTGATTCATGCCTGCTAAACCATGCGGCCATACGAATAACTTTATTTTCTGAAATCTTTCCATTAGCCATATCTCTGGCCTCTCTTTTGGTTTTATCGGTTAAACCACTACCAGCGAACTCTAATAAATCCAAACCTCTTTTAGCGTTCTTCTGTATGTAACTAGGAACGTTATCAATAGCTTTCTTTCTTCTTCTAGGTTTCTTTGGTTTGCCGTATTTATCATCTGACGCATCAGGATGATCTGGAGGAAGTAAATCTGTATCAAAAGGAGATCTAGGAAACTTACCTGTCTTTAATGCTTTTAAGAACGAATTTACGCGGGCCATTGCCCATTGATCAGCTGAGGTTACGTTACCTCTTACGCTGCCTGGATTATTTCTGTAAGCTCCTACTCCTCTTTCAAAAACCTTTCTTAATTTACCAATAGTTACTCTATACTTTGGACTACTTGAATTATGATCCTCAACTTTTTTCTTAAGAGCTTTTTCTACTCTAGCTGATAATTGTTTTTCTTCTGTATCTATTGGACTTATAACTCTTAATTTAGATACTTCTACCTCTACTGTACGATCTGTTTCTTCGTGTCCTCCATCTTCTAAGATAGCCCATACCTTTACTGACGCTGTTTCTTCTGTAGTATTTATTGATTTAATTACTCCATTTATCGTACTTGGAGGATCAGGATCTTTATCAATACTCCATGAAACAGAATCTCCAACTTTTATATCTCCTATTTTTGCTTTAAAATTTAGTTGATCATTATTGTTTTGTTGATACATAATAGCATTACCAGAATCAGAAATTGGAACTTCAACGATAGATAAGTTTCTTACAAAATAATCTCCATTATCTAGTGGAGGTAATTGTGTAGATGTTCTAGCTTCATTAACAGTTACGAAACCTGCATTAAAACCCTGTGTAATTCTAGCCATTGTTGCATCTTCATCCTGACTAAGTGCTCTTACATCTGATAAATTATATCGGAAACAATATTTACTATCTGATTCAAAGTCTTGTAATAAGAGTTGTTTTGTTAATTCATTAGCAAAGTGATTCCAACTAGGTATAAGTTTTTGTTCTGTGAAGAACTCTCTTAACTCTCTTACGTTGCTGTAGGTTGCGCGTTCTAGTCCTGATCCGAGTCCTGCAAGGATTGCAGGCACACCTAAAACTGCAGATATTCTTTCTTCGTTTATGTATCTAAGTTTTCCTATTTCAAGATCCTTTGGACTGAAAGAAAGAGTTTGTATATCTACTTCTCCTCCAGAGATTACTAAAGGCCTACCTCTGTTCTCTCCTCCAAATCTTCTTCCAAATACTTCTGCTATATTCTCTGCCTCATCGCTTGTCATTGATAAATCATTTTTAGGAGATATTACAACACTAGGAACTCCTGTATTCTTTACAAGAGCAGCTCCCATTTGACTTGCTGCTGCATCTCCTAAAACTTCTACCATAACTGATCTTAAAGGAGCTAATCCTCTTCTGTGATTTCTAGGATCTATTCTTTCTCTTAGGTGGATTATATCTTCCGGAGGTATAACTAAAGTATTACCTTTTTGTTTATATTCGTAAGAAGTAATAAGTTGTTCGTTGTTACCCTTTACCTCTACCATATCTGGTAAAAGTGGTATTAATTGTGCAACATTACCTCCCTCATTTTTTAACTTAAGAAGAAACGCATCTCCATAAACAGCAACCGAAGTCATAATATAATTATTAAATAAATTAGAACTCATGTTTGGATTAGGATTCATTATAAGATTACTTGCTGGATGATCCGGTACTAACTGTAATCCCTCTTCTGTTTTTATATACACTTCAAGAGGTGGTTCAGAATAAGCAGTACCTAATACGTTAAGGCACGCTAAAGCTGCAGAGTTACCCTCTGGGCTCATTTGATTTACTCCGGAATAATATCCCGCATCTGTATTAAATGGAAAAACTATTTGAGAAGTAGGAACATTTCCATACATCTTCTTATCTACATCTGATCCCTGTTGTTTAAAGAAACCTCTTATATTATCTGTTAAACCCATCTAGGTAACACTCCAATTCGTTTTCCTTACTATTCCAAACCTAGCTGCATAACTAAGTGCATCTACCTGATCATCATGAGAGCCAGCAGATGGAAAGCTCGTAAGTTCTCTTTCAAATTCTATCAACCATTTAGCATTTTTCAAAAACCATATACTGCCATTTTCTATTCCAGCTGCAGCAGGTACTGCTCTAGCTGTTTTAGATTTATCTGCTTTAAGATTCCTTATAGGTAGTCCTGATCTTCTTGCCATCTGTATAATACCTAAACCAAAAGAAGAATCTTCTACTCCTAACCAAGACATGTTATATTTATCAATCATTGATTCTATTTTTGGTAATAGTTCTGGAGCCTCTAATCTAGCTCTAAAAACATCTAATACAAGTAACTTACCACTAGGAGATGATCCTACTGTTACTATTACAGAGTAATCTGCTGTTTCTTTAACACTAAGAGCAGTGTCCATTGTTCCAAAAATAGATAGATCACTATGTTTTATTACTTCATCTCCAACTATATATTCTGGATCTTCTTGATCAATAACCTCAAAATATTTAAACCACTCTCTTTTAAACATGTGTCCAACTTCTGTAAATTCTGCTAGAAACTCCTGTGCATAAACAAGTGATCCTAATTCTTCTTTAGCTATCTCTAATTCTTTTGGATCTATTCTGGGAGATTGCTGAGTTGGATAATGAAATACGATCCAATCTTTCCTATTCTTCGCTGATTCAAACAACTCATGAAACCAATTAATCCCATTAGGAGTTGAGATCATAAGACTTTTACCTTTATTATCTGCAAGTATAGGCCTTACTGTGTCCCATGTTTCTTTCTCCATGTAAGCAACTTCATCAAAGATTACAAGACTAATACCACCTGCACCTCTTAAAGATTCTGGTTTATTAGCAGATTTTATCTGTATTGATCCATTATTCTTTAAAACTATTCTTTTTTCTACTTCTCTTGTTTCTGCATAATCTTCTGGTAATTGTCTAACTAAAGACTTAAGGTTTAACCATGCTTCTAAACTTTGTGGATATACCGGAAAGATAACCCATACCTTTTGCCCTTTTAATGCTTGATCAATAGCTGAAACCAAACTTAAGGTACTTTTGCCCCACCTGCGACCACAAACAGCTATAATATGTCTGTGTTCGTTAAGAGCTTTAATTACCTCTAATTGTCCTTTATGTAAATCCGGAGGAGTTGCTTTAATACTCTGGATCATCTTGCTCCCAATCCCATTTAAAATTAATCTGTGGATAATCAACCTGTGTTACTTGTACTTGTGGATTTCCTAATCCATATATTTGTGAAATCATTTTATAACAAATATCTAATATTCCTTTTAGTTCTGTTGGATTCATTGATGCAAGATCTCTTTCGTTTATTTCGTTAATAATTTTAAATATTAAAGGTTTTATTTCTTCTGCAAGATCTCTTACAGTTTCTCCAACTTGAGCTAAAACAATAGATATGATCTGTTCATTTAACATTTTATTTATAGCATTTATACGATCTACCCATTGATTTTTACTAGAAATCTGTTGAACTCTACGATCAGTAATGCCGAAGTTATCTGAAACCTTTTTTAATGATCTTCTCGCTCCTAGATCCATATAATATTTGAATCTTTTAAAGTCTATATTAGATTCTCCTACTTGTTGTTGATAAGGTAAAGCCAAAGACATATCATCTATAAAATCCATGTTCTTATTATAAAGGATATGAAATTAATTTATCTATCATAGTTTTAATATCTGGATTATTTTTAATAAATGATGCTTTTTTATTAAAATTTAATTTTCTAAATACCCAAAATGTTTTAATATATTTATTTATATAAATAAAATTATTATGATATTCACAAAAGATATACCCTGTTTGGTTTGATACTTTAACTTTTTCAACATAAAGAGATCTACTGTTGTATCTTGCATGTTTTTTGAAAATCTCCCACTCATCAAGTGTTAATAAAAAACCATGTTTATTAACAAATTCAGAACATTTCTTTTTCCAATTTTTAGATAATGGTATGACTAAAATATATTCTATTTCTTTAAATACTTTTTCACTCATAACCTATCTAATGAAAATTTTTTTAGCTCAGGGGACAACTTAAAAATTTTTTTTAATGCTGATGCATATAAGCTTCAAGATAGGTTATTCTATCTCTAAGATTATCAAACTCCCAAGACTCTAACTGATTATTTTCCAGAGTTGTTATCTTTTTCAAAAGATCTTGCCACTCCCATTTTTGCAATTCATAAGCTTGTGAATCATTAGGAGGATTATTTAATTCTGAAATGTATCTTGCTTGAAAGTCCTCTACTTTCCACTCTAAATCTCTTACCTTTTGATCCAGATTTTGATAGTTGGTTTCAAGTGTAATTAAACGTGTTTCTAAATATTCAGCGTTATAAGCTATTTGTTCTAATGCTCCGATCTTCTCATAAAGAACAGCTATATCATTAGAAACCATTGTTGATTCTTTTAATGTTTCAAAGTCATATTCTATTGTGTTCATACGTTCATCAATATTAGTAAGAGTATTTATTACTGCTCCCAAACTTTGAACTCCAGCCCCAATAGATCCCATCAAAGTTATTGCTGTAACAACTAAAGCTAGATTATCTTTTATCTTACTTATCATAATTTACACAATGTAATGAACATCCACAACATAGGATCTTACATCTACACATTATCCACCTAATTTAATCAGGATTTCTGTTATCGCGTTGTTTAACTCTTGTTCTCTAATAGCTAAACTCATAATATCATCTTTAAGATCTGCTATCTGTACAAGTAAAACTGCGACTTCTTGTTGTAAATCATTTACAGTTTTGAATAACCAACCTACTAGCGCAGCTAGTCCTCCCTGCAATATTTGACTTAAATTTACTTGTGCTTTCATAATATTAATGTAGAGGTAAAACACAAAATAAGGAAATTCTAATTGTATCTTTTATCCCAGATTCATTGAGGTAACAACTTTTTTTATTATTACTAAAATATTTTATTTTACCCTTTTTCCAGAGTATTCTCTTTGTTTGTGGATCAACAATTCTATAATCAGTTGGAACTATAAACCTTACCTCTTGATTTTTTTTATATTTGATCCCTCTGTATTCAACTATTATATTTCTCCCTGTAGTGCATTGTTTTCGCAGCTTTCCTGTATTTATATTGATCTAAACCTCTACTAAGTAATTTATCCTCATCATCAACCATATTTACATAAATTAGATGTAAATAATTAATAAGTGTTTCTGCCTGTTCTTTTTGGAATTGTACCATCCCTTTATAAGTTACTGTTTTAATATTGAAAGATCCATCATTATTAAGTGTTATATTTACTCCGCTTAATGAATTTTTAACTACGCAATGAAAACCTAACCCTCCCTGTTCTCCAAGTTCATAATCAGGAAAGACCTCATAAGGTTTCTGTATTTTATCTAAAAGAGTATGTTCATTAGCAATAAACATCATTACAGTTCTATAACCAATATTTATTTCATCTGATTTATATTCCATTAAAACAAGCTATCTACAAAATACTCAACTTTCAACTTATACATAAATAATTTATGATTATGTTCAGTACAAACAAAACCTATAATGTCATGTCCCTCACTTCTTAACTCTGAAATTCTTTGAGCATAATCTTTGATCCTGTTTTCAAAGATAAATACTCCAGAACAAACGTAGGTATTCTCATTTCTTTTTAATATATTTAATATTGTTTGTTTATCACTCATATTCAACCTCCAAATAAATTAAGTTGAATCTTCATATCTTGAAACTCAACCTCATAATTTTTATTTTCTCCTTTAGGATATTGTAAAACATCTAATTTAAAATCTCTCATTATAGATCTTTTATCTGTTTTACTTCCTAAAATCTGTATATATCTATGCTTACCCTCAATATTTTTCTTTTGTAAATCGTAAAAATTTATAATATCTTGATTAGATATTTGATCTTTTGTTTTACCTATTTCTTTTTGAAATGTAGAACTATGTTTTTTATGTCTAAAGTTTTTAAAGTGAAACTCTTTACCATCTGGAAAGGTATATTGTATTGAGTTACTTGAAATACCGGTATAAATAAAATTAGTAGCTTGATAAATATAACCATTGTGGCCGTTGTTTGGATCTGCGAAACTTACAATAATTAATGGTTTTGGTAATAATTTAAAAGATTTTGTAACAAATTGACTTAAAGCATTTTTAGGAAGATCATCAACAGTAATTAACCTATTTAATTCATAAACTATTTTTTTATATTTTTCTCCAGCTATTGATTCAGCAAGAGTTGCAGATGGACTCATACCATAAGTTACAACTCCTTTTATCTCTTGATCTATATATAGACCATAAGCATAAGAAACTGAACAAAGTCTTTTAGCATAATGTTTATTTAACAACCAATCGGAATAAACTGATTTAGGTACTTTTTGTACTGATATTTGCATAATAAACTCTTCCATCATTAGACCAATTTTTTTTCTCTTTCCAATAGGTAACATCACAATCAGAACAAAGAAAAATAAAACCTCTAAATATAGTTCCTCTTTTTTTCCAGAGATCACACTGATTACATAAAAACCTAGTAGGAGTCATGTTTATCCCAACATTTCTTACTACTATTCCACCAAGACCAATCTCCAACATTTCTTACAATCCATGAAGATACTTTGACATTAGTTTCCGGATCATACATATCTAATTCTTTTTTATATATTTTTTCTTCTAACCATGTTTCTGTGTTTGAATTTACTTGAAACAATCCCTGATCAAAAGATCCATCATTGTTTTTACCGGTAACTTTAGATCTTCCAGAAGATTCACAATATAAAACAGTTATGGCAAGAGAGGATTCCTCTGACTGAAAGTATTTGTTTATTAAAGGAATCCACTCCTGCACTTCTTTTGCTACCTCACATTGATAAGATGTATTGATTATTTTGTAGATATTTATCGTTGTTGGCTCAATACTCCCTAACAAAAAACAAGATAACAAAAGACTTATCATATTGCCCAATCTTTAATATATTTATTGTGTTTTCTAGGAGTACCATCCATATTTAAAGTACCCTTAGCTTTATTATCACAATTACAATTTTCTCTATAAATAACCCATCCATACAATTTACTAAATTGATATGCATATTTTCTTAGAGATCCTTTATTAAACTCTGGATCAAGAGAACAGATTTCCTGATCCATTTCAAAAAGTATGCGAATTTTTTGTCTATCTGACATTTCTATTAACGTTCTCATACCCATTTCAACCTCCTTTATATATTCTACTCTATTTTACTCTACTCTACTCTGCCTCTGTAATGTTACTTGTTATAACATTGTTACAACGAATAATATTACTTAATTTCATCTTTTATTTCTGGATGAATCTTCTTTTGTATTTCTTTGTATTTTTTATGAGATTCCTCCATTTTTTTTCTTTTACGATATTCCGCTTGTCTTTTTGCGTTCATTTTTCTATATGAATCTAATTGATTATATTTATCATCCCAATCATGTACAAAATATCCGGTTTTCTTTTTATCAACAAAACCAGCTTTTATCATTGGATTTAAAAGATCGTTACCACTCCAGATTAAATCCTTACATAATTGAGCTTGAGGAATCTCTCCTCCTCTCTTACCAAATTCAAAAGAATACGCCCACAACTTAACTAAAGATCCAATAGCTTCCATTTCTGATAAGTTGTTGTTTCTAGCGAATAAGATAAGTTTAGGATTTCTTAGTAGAGATATATCTACTTGCACCCATCCTGACATTATTCTCCTTAAACTTGTTCTGATTTTTTAAATGTTACTATGTCTTGAATAGTATTCTTTATAGTTTGTAAATTATTAATATTTACATCATTTTTATTAATATGAAGTTCTCCAAGTGCTTGTGCAGCTATTAACTTTGCTTTATCAAGATCGTTACCGGTTAAACTCAAAGTAAAGTCCTTAATATTATCCATTAAAGCTTGTTTCTTTTGAGATACATCTTCAACCAATCCCTCATCTTCCAGATCTTTTACTTTTTCATCTAAAGACATAACTTTATTAACTTTAAAATTAGTTTTTGGTGTATCTTCATTTTCATATTTATATGTTACTTTTTGTTTTTGTATTGGTTTCTTTTCATTTTTACTAGGTGCAATACCCTCCATCTCTTCGCTGGTAGGCTCTGATCCAAGTAATACTCTTAAACATCTACCCCTAGACTTTTGTTCAGCTTTCTCTAACCAATCTCTTTCGTTACTTTGTTTTGATCCATGTCCGGTACATTTAGGAACATCTGATCCATCTTCATAAAAAGATGTTTTAAAAACTACCATTTCTGAAGTTTTTTCTACTATTTCTGTAACTAATCTACCCTCTGGATATTGTTTATTCATTTCCTTAATAAGATCATCAACCTTTACATAATCTTCTAAGAATTTAGGCATTTGTTGTTGTGCCATCTTCAACCTCCTTATTTCTTCCTAAGTATTTCATATTTGTACATCCATCAAACTGTGCATTACCCCATGCAGCACTTTCTGCAACTTGGAATCCTTTGTCTGTTGATATTGTGTATAAATACAATCTACCTATATTTCTGTTCCAATACATAAATCTATAGATCCATGTAAATTTATTTTTTCTAACTTCTGGATATGCCTTTACCATTAGATTTCTCTCCAGTCAAAATCAAGTTTATGCTCATTATCTTTGTACCAATCTACAGTTCTATAACCATTTTTTATTGCACAATCTGTACAAACTTGAACTTTAACATCAAAAGATATATGATTCTCTATAAATTTTGATGTTTCGCAATATTCACACATTAGAAAATATTATCTTTGTTTAAAACTTCTCCCTTATGGAGTCTTACTTCAAAATCATATTTTTTACTCATGATCTTGTGTTCTATCCACAACAATAAATACGCACCACCAAATAATATAATTATTAGTGATACCAAGATTAGTCCTATATAGATTCTTTCTTGAATCATGATTTCAACCTCCTTTAGAATTTGATTCTTCTTCTTACCTCTTTATTTACTATATTTTTAATTCTAATTTTGTCTTTATCAGAAAGTAAAGTACTTTCCATTATCAAATTAAAAATAGACCACATATCTGAAGAAATCTCTCCAAATACATGATCGTTTCTTTCTGTTTTTGTTGTGTATTGAAAACGATCTCTTAGAAGTTTATCTACCTCTTTTCTAATCTGTTCAGTTCTCCTATCAGATTCATCAGTTCGTTTTCTGTTATCGTAAAAACTACTCATTTCAACCTCCTTTTAGTTCTTTTTTTATATGATAAATATGATTAAACTTTTTTTCTAATATTTCTACATGTTTTTTATGTACACTTTTAGAAAATATCGGAGTAACTTGTTCATATTCAAAATAATGCATTTTCGCGTAATAATCTATGTCATAAAATATATTCTCTACTATTTCTAAATCAACAAGATTTTTAATTGAATAGATTACCTGTTCTCCTTTACCAACTTTTTTAAATGTAATATTATTTTTGAAAAAGTGTTTTAGATCCTTTTCAGTAAATTCAGTAATCCTACCATTGTCTATATCTTCAGATCTATTTAAATACATGAGTTCTTCATCACAATTTCTATAAATACTATAAGATATTACTACTTGATAATTATTCATTTCAACCTCCTACTAATATATTACTATATAAAAAAAATTTTGTCATACAAAATAAAAAAAAATTGTCATCAATATATGGTATAAATAATACATAAAGAGAGAGAGTCCTAATAACATATCTCCCCTTTGAGTATATGTTGTACCCTAATTCAACCTCCCTCTCTTGCTTAACAAAAGAGGAGGATAACAATATCCTCCTCTTTTTTTTATGTGTATGAGCTATTGCTAGTCCATACAGATTATTTTGTTATTTGTTTTTTAGCATACGTTTTGATTACTGACAATGCCGCAGATCCTCCAGAAATCGCTGCAAGTTGTAAAGCAGACGCATCAACGCCAACAAGTGGGCTAATAGTTAATGCACCGATAAATGCCTCGCAGAAAGTCCAGAAGGCTCGCTCTAACATGTCTTTAAGATCTTCAGACATATCACTCCTCTTCTTTTAATCTTGTTTGTATCTTTTTAAATTGATTACATTTTTTTGTTATACAAACAAAAACTTTATCTATAAGTTCTAGTTTAGTTCCACAGGAACTACATTTTAAATTCATTAGAAACGATTTAGTTTGCTTGCATCCCTTTTAGGATTATTGTTTGTCTAAGAGCTTTCATATCAGCTTTCAAATTTTGCATATCTGTAGATAATATTTTCATTAAATCCTCCTGATTTTCTGAAACTTGAAAATTATTAACAACATAATCTGTTGATTTATTAGATAATATTGTGCCATCATAATCAATATACTCTACCCAGACATCCTCCCCAGATAGAATTGCATCTCTTATAGGTGGATATATGGACTTGTAGGCCGCTGTAGAACTCCCTATGAAGTTTTCTTGTGAAGTTTTTCCAACCAAAAGGCAGCCTGCCGTGTCCTCATCGCTGTTGCCTACGTGCCATAAAATATACTCAAAATTAGGTACATTATTAACTAAGATCATACCTTTATGCCAATCTCCATATTTAGCTAAGTAGCGCGTATGGAAACCGCCCTCTGCTCTAAGTGATAATTTATATTTGCCTGCAGGTATTCTGGTTTCGCCCCATACTTTAGTTGTTCGTGCCTCATCTTCAAGAGTATATGCTAAGAAAGACCTTACGTTATCAGTTACATCAAATAAGAGTCCATTAGTGAAATCATCTTGACTATTAAATCTTAATACTTCTAGTTTCATTATTTACCTTATAACCTTAATATAATCCCATTTCTGTTCTCCTCCAATTACAAAAGTTAATAATCCAGATCTTGACCGATCTCCTTTAGTATTCTCAAACCACTCGCTACCAGAATCAAGAGTTGGAGCTTGTATAATTAAACGATCAGAAGATTCATAAGCAGAAAAATAATGATAATGGCCATGAAGAATAATATCTGCATCTGCTATTGCATTTCTTGAAAATGCTTGATCGGAGATCCATTTCCTAGATTTTGCTTGAGAGTTCATCCCACCTTTCATCTGGTGCCCATGAAGAATAGATATAGTTGTATTTGATATTTCAAAAGTCAAAGATAATTCATTATCCGGTATCATAAATAACAATCTATCCTTATATGCTGGAGCTTCATTAAAAATCTCTTGTAATTCTTCTGCTAACATTACATCTTTATTATCTGCGAACGTAGTATAAGATTTTCCATTTTTACGATTTTCGCCATGGTTGCCACCTATAAAAGCTACTAGACCTTTGTTAAACAAAGGCATTATCTCTTTTATAAGTGTATAGATCATCCTCCTAGCTACCTTTTGTTGTGATCTTTCATCTAAAATTGTTGAAAATTCTTGCATAGAATAATGATTACTGCAGGATTCTACTAAATCGCCAAGACCAGCGAACAAAACTTGATCTATGTTCTCTGTTTTTTGTAGTTTTTTTATCTGATCTTTAATTTTTGGTATATACGATACAAAACGATTAATAGATCCCTCTGTACCCACCTTACCAATCTGAAAATCTGATAAACATATTGTAAAAGTTAGTGAATTTTTTAGTTTCTTTTTCTTTTGTGGTGGTTTTTTACTACTTGCTAATTTAATTAGTTTTTCTATGTCTTTATCTGGTAAATGCTTATCAGTAGATACTATTTTAGCTTTAAAATAATATAATCTTTCTATAGATCCGCCGCCTATGTTAGAATCCCAAAATCTTATCTCTGCGGTATCTTCTAAAACTTTATATTTATAAGCGTCTTTACCAAAATATGACTCTAATTGTTCTTTCCAATCTATTTTGTTGTTTTTTTGTGGAGAACTAACGATTTCTCCGGTTTTTGTAGATGTTTTATAGGTACAAGATGGCTCAAATCCTTTTGGATGTTCTATTTTTCTTTTTTTGTGTTGTGGTGATCTATTTTTTACAGTTTTGTTATATTTTTCTAAATTATTTGATTCTACCATTTCTAAAATCCCTAAAGTATCTTCTAACTGTGTTGTAGTGAAGATGAGAAAACTGAACATAGTTATCTACTAAGTATTGTGCAGCTATAGTATCTGATATATATTTTTCTTGTGCATCTTTAGCGACTTTGAGAAAGATCTCTTTTGCGTCTGGATTATTTAAGACAAATCTTCTTGGAGAATATTGAGCCGTAGTGCTTAAGCGTCCAACTGTATTCTTCTTAGTCCAATTTTCTAAATTTTCCATACAACCCTATTTAAGTCTAGGTTAGGCTGGTATTATGACAAAATTTAAGGTTTAGGATTATCAGCTTTTACTTTATCAATATGTTCATTCCAAGTAGTAGTGCCATTTACACTATCCCAATACTGCATATCTAATTGATCTGGAATAGAAGCATAAGCATTTTGTCTATTTTCAATTACTGTTAGTTCTGCAATCTTTGCATTTACTTCTTCTTCAGTTGGCATTGTTGCAGTTTCATCTAACAATTCAACATTATTATATGTTTGTGGTTTTTCTAAATCTTTCCAACCCCACCATTGATGAATGCCTAAATTAAAATGCCCTAATGCTTTTTGTAATTTGTCATTTCTTTCCATTTTTTTCCTTTATGTATCGGCTAATTTCTTAAAAATAAATCTTGTAGCGTCATCAAATAAAATTGTACCACTTGCAAAACTATCTGTCTTAAATTTAACTTTATGTGTAGAAACATTAGTAATATCTAAAATCACTGATTTTTCAAATTGATAAAAGTGAGCACCTGTGGAACTTCTATTACCCATACTAGCAACTGCAACATTTGTTTCACTGCTAAAATTATCATTGGA